AATCAATAGGACCGCGCCCGATAGGGCCAGATGCCACACTTTGCGACCCTTGAGCGTGTTCAGACCCTCTGTTTTCCAGCCCGCATCAAAGTTGAACGGTGCTGCACCCTTGATGTCGGTCGGCTCCGAACTCTGGGGAAGGTCGACACCGAAACCAGGTGGAAGAGTGATGCCTCCAGACGGTCTAATTTCAACATCAAATCGGGGTCCTGAACCCTGACCCTGACACCGAGGAACACAACACCCAGTGTCACAGGGGTATACGAGCCCATTTTCCCTGTTAATATAGGCACATATGGTCTTCATGGGGTCCATTGGATCCGCCAAACACATGCACCCCTTGGTCAGGAACTCTTGTTTGCACAGGTTCATCTAGTATTAAAGAAGATTTTTGTATGTACTAGTAATGGAGTACGGCAAACCCCAGAAGCTTCCAGACGGTCGTTACTTTCTGAAGATTTCTGGTCAGCGCCACCAGGTTAACGGTATCGTGGCCCAGGACGGCCTCGCGTCCAAGTCCATCAACTTCAAGATCGAGGACCAGACCGTGTTCGACACCATCGATGCGGAGCTTCTCGCCAAGGCCAAGGAGTCCAAGGTGGAGTGGTTCGGCAAGGAGCTCAGCGACGATACTATCGTGAATGCTTTCCAGGAGAGCATCACGGACGGCGTGCTTGGCGCGTCCCTCGTGTCCGTCAAGGGTCAGGTGGCGACTCTGGCGTTCGACCGCCAGAAGAACCCTCTGGCCCTTGAGGATGTCGCAGCCGGTTCCCAATGCGATGCACTATTCGAGCTGGCCGGTCTGTGGTTCCTGAAAAAGTCGTTCGGTCCCATCTGGCGCGTGGTCCAGGTGCGCGTCCGCACAGGAGCGCAGGCCCCGAACTTTCCCAAGGAGTGTCTGTTCACGGATGAGGTCGAGGACGAGGACGACCCAGCGGACTATCTTGACTAAAATTTTTATTCCTGCCCTATAATAAATGGATCGCAAGGGCCTGGCTATCATGGTTCTCGCGGCGGTGATTCTCATACTTTTGGTCGCTCCCCAGAAGAGCCGCTTCACGGCGGGTGCTGATGTGTCGGGCATGAACCTGTCGAACGCTGCGTACGCCAGTGCACACGCACGCGCCAACGCTGGTCGCGCGGCCGGTGAGGTTCCCCAGGGTGAGGGCCCGTACCTGGCAGGTGGCGACATGAGCTCGGCGGGTCTGATTCCGCGTGAGGTTGTCCAGACGGAGGATTTCGGTCAGTTCAGCCCGGAGAAGATTCTGAGCGGCCAGAACTACATGGACCCGCGCAACCAGATTGGCTACCCCGAGACCCTCGGCGGCGTTCTGCGTAACGCGAATCTGCAGTTCCGCTCGGAGCCGATCAACCCTCGCTCGGCGGTCAGCATCTTTAACCTCAGCACGATCCCCCCGGACACCATGCGCCCCAAGTTTGAGATTTCACCGGAGTACCAGTAAGCGTCCCCGCGCTCACCTTACATAAATAAGACCTAATTTACTATTACTAAATGGCTGACTTTAAAGCCGCCATGACCGAGTGGGTTACGCTTAAAGCCCAGCTTCTTGCAGCTCGCAAAGATCTCAGCGTCCTTAACGGTCGCGAAAAGGATCTTCGCAAGTTTGTGACCGCCCACATGGCGCAGCACGAGATCGATACTGTCCGTGTTCAGGACAAGGTCAAGGTGAATTTCAAAAAGAAGAAGACCAAGGGTCCGATCACCAAGGATGTGATCCGTAAGGGTCTCGGGTCATTTTTCGGTGGAAATGAGGCACAGGTCGAGGGGGCCTTCCAGGCGATCTTGGATGCCGCGCCCATGAAAGAGACGGCGGGTGTTACAGTCTCAGGGCTTAAGGATCTGTAGCTCTAAAAAAGTAAGTAAAACCAGAATGGGTCTGAACGATGAGTACTCACGTGACGCGTACCTGGTCGACGGAGAGGCGTACGACTCTGACGGTTCAGACGAGTTTGACCCCGAGCTCCACCCAGAGGACTGGCAGGACATGTACTCGCAGGAGCTCCTCGATGGCTGGATGTATTTGCGCACTTACCTGGAACAGAACTATATCAAGTGCAGCGCGGGTTATCCCCAGTTTGTCGAGCTCGTCCTCGAGCCCACAAAGTGGTACACGAATTCAGATCCAGGTTACATCCAGATGGACATGTGGAACTCGATCGCCGGCTTGCCTGTCATCTCAGACCGGGTCGCCCCCCAGAACTTTTATGCATGGGTCGAAAATTATGTTGATTACTTGTAAATGATCGACATCACCGGCCCCAAGGTTCTGACGCCTGCCCTCCTGTTCGCGGTGCTCAGCCCGGGCCTGCTCCTGGCCCTGCCCCCCGGCTCCGGTCTTCTGGTCCAAGCCGTCGTGCACGGTGCCGTCCTGGCGCTGGTGTACTGGGCCATCGCCAAGTACGTGCTGGGCCTGAGCCTGACGGCGACCGACATGATCGTGCCGGCCCTGCTGTTCGTGCTTCTGACTCCGGGTGTGCTGCTGACCCTGCCACCGGGCTCGGCCGGCATCTTCCGCAGCGGCCAGACGTCGGGTGCGGCCGTGGGTGTGCACACCTTGGTGTTCGCCATCGTGTTCGCGTCCCTGCGTTCCCAGTTCCCCCAGTACTACTAGGCGCGCTGGACCAGGTGGTCTAATTTACCTATAAAATAGCAAGATGGTCAAGTACCTGGCCATCGGCCCAGGAGCCATGGGGTATTTCACCTTTCTAGGAACCTTGACCAAACTTAAACAGGCGGGACGACTCGATGAACTTGAAGAGATTTCGGGATCGTCGGCCGGGGCCCTTTTAGCTTTTGTGTTCGCCCTCACCAAGGGGGACACCACAAAGGTTCTCGACTTTACGCTTAGCGTACCCATCAGGCAGATGATGAAGCCCAACATCAAAAGTCTCCTCAAGGAGTGGGGACTCATTTCCAATTCAAAATTGCACCAGGTCTTTTCGGACATGGTTGAGAAATTCACAGGCAAAAGAACCGTGACGTTCAAGGAGCTCTATGACTGGTTCCCTATCAAGATCCACATTTCGTCTTACTGCGTCAATACGTCAAAGACGGTATATTTTTCGGTCGACTCGGCCCCTCATATGAATGTCGTGGACGCCGTTTCCGCCACCATAGCCATCCCTTTCATCATTTCTTCTGCAAAATTGAACGATGGGTGGCACTACATAGACGGCGCGACGGCCGAGGCCGTTCCGGGTGGTCCCTTTTTAAACCATCCTAGAGATGAAGTCTTGGTCATTGCGTTCGAATGGGGTCAGATGCCCGAGATAAAGGACATGAAGAGTTACGCCATGGCCCTCATCACGACCCAGATGCGTAGCCGAGCCGGCTACGACTTTCCTATTTTGAATGTAAATTCCGGAGACCTAGATATTTTCGACTTTTCACTCGGTCAAGAGCAGAAGCTCAAACTGTTCATGAGGGGACTGTCCCATTAATTTTCTCAACACTTTTCAAATGAAACATCACATCCGTTCCAGCCACGTCGTGAGACTTTCGCGCAAAAAGATCACCGTCAAGGCGAGCAAAGGTCGTCCGGGTTATTCTTACGTGCGCAAGGCGGTGAGCCGACGCGTCAAGGCGGTTCCGGCGTATGACGTGGGCGCCATCGGTCACTCGACGAAGGTTATCGGCCCGCTCAAGGGTGGTATGCTCACCAAGTACGGTTACCACCCGGTCGAGGCCACGAGCAACCGCCACAAGGCGCTGACCAAGGGTATCAGCAAGGGTGAGAAGCCCCTCTCTGTCATGCGCCGTCTGGTCGCCATCGGGACCCTGACCAAGAGCCGCCTGCCCCGTGCGTCCCGCATTTACCGACAGGACGCCAAGTGGATCAGCCGCAAGTACCTAAAAGTAAAATAATTTGTAATAGTAATGCCGACTCTGCGTGAAATACAGCAGTGGAAGCCGCGGTCGACGAACGGCTCAGTCCGTAACAACCGTCGTTTGGCGCTGGTGACGGGGGTTCAGATGGCCATGCCCCTTCCTCCTGCTCAGCGCAAGACCGAGCTTCGGCGTCAGCTCAAGAATCACCCGGCGGTGGCGCTCTCGTGTCTTTCGCGCTCTATGCTCAAGCGCGTTCTCTTGACGCTCGGGTTCAGCCTCGC